GCAGAAGCATTAAAAGAATCTAATGGCTACACGCAAAAAGAAGAAATCGGTGAAAAGGTCGAAGTCGTCATTGAGTCCAGCGAAAGCGAAGAAAATCCTCAAGCACGGCTCAGTTCGGGGGAGGAAGTTAACCCCGAAGCAACGTAGATTTTTTGGTGCTCAATCAAATAGAAAATAGGGTGCTCATAGAGCTGCGAGGAATTGCTCCACCTCGTATGGGGGTTAACTTTTTAGTTTTTTCCTCCTTTCTTGCTAATCATGTTAACCTCCAGCCCCTCCTATTATGAATCTAGAATCAGGTTTAGAACACATTATAGACGAAGATAGAGTAAAGGCTTCAAGAGCAGCAGGAGATAAATGGGCAGAAGGCTTTACTACTGAAGATTACAAGGCAATGAGGATTAGATCTAAGAAAGATCTCTATTTTCTCTGTAAAGGTGTTCTTGGTTTTAGGGATTTATCTGTTGGCCTTCATCGTGATATGTGTAGGTGGCACAGGAGAAATAGAAAGGCTAGATTTAAGCTTGAACTACTGCCCCGATCACATTTTAAATCAACAATTATAACTATTGGTGGTGGAATTCAAGTAGCTCTACCAGATGATGCAGGCGATGAAGATTGGCCAGAGTGCTTAGGTTTAAATATTAGAGTAATGTTGGGACATGATGTTAAAGAACAAGCATCTCACTTTTTATTACAAATTACAGACCAATACCTTGGAAACCCTGTACTTCAAGCACTTTTCCCAGAAGCAGTTCCAGATGTTAAAAGACAAAGAGTTAATCTTAACGAGCTGGAACTCCCAAGATCACAATTTTGGGCCGAAGCTACTTATACTGCTATGGGCGTTGGAGCTAGATCCCAAGGCAAGCATTTCAACTATTTTAAACTAGACGATTTAATTGGTGAGAAGGATCGTGACTCTAAAACAGAGATGAAGCGATCCATGCAGTGGTTTGATAACCTTCAAGCCTTCTTTGTTGACTTTACAAGAGATAAGATGGACCTTGTTGGTACGAGATACTCTTTTGATGATCTATATAACCATGCTATGGAGCAATATGGTGAACAGATCATTAGATATATTAGAAGAGCCGAAGAACCAGATGAAAACAATGTCCTTCAACCTATTTTTCCAGAAAGATTCACTACAGAATCCTTTGAAATCCTGAAACGTAACCCTGTAGTCTGGAATAGTCAGTATTTGAACGCACCAGAGGAGTCTGGAGAGGGATTTGATGAGGAATGGCTCCAATTTTACCATAAAGAGTTCGAAAAAATAGAATTTGTACAAAATGGCATAACTCATATACGCTATTTAAAGGATTTAGACATAGTTGTACTAGTTGACCCAGCTATGTCAGGTAAAGGTGCTATTGTAGTAACAGGTATGGATGCTTTGGGGAACATTTTTGTTCTAGAAGCCATAAAAGAGAACTGGAGACTAGATTCTACACCCCAAGTGATTGAAAAGTTCTTTGAACTCAACGCGAAATACTCGCCGAGACTCTTTGCAATAGAAGATGTTCTCTTTTCGGGGCTCTTCAAGCACTGGTTGGACGCTGAATTTCGTAATAGAGGTGTTTCCTTTCGCGTTGAGCCGATTAAGACTAAGGGTAGGGCCAAAGAAGCTAGAGTATTCGGTCTTGCCTCTTATTTCTCTGCTGGTAAGATGTTTTTCCATCTATCTCAGCAGAATATCATCACAGAATTCAATCAGTTCCCATTAACTATGGATTATCACTTGCTTGACTCATTAGCTCAAGGTCCAGAAGTATGGATACAGCCTTTTACTCAGGCTGAACAAGACTTATTAGATCAATCGCAACGGAAATACCTTTCTTATCGTGATGCTACTACAGGATATTAAAGAATGGCCTCTATAGGTTTAGATTATCCAAGACTTCTGAATCTAGATACTGATACAGAGGAAAATCTTAAGATTCGCTTAGATGATATTCTCAATAGGCATTATGCTGAGAGAGGAACCTTCGACGATGACCTCCTTCGGTTTCAAAAAGCTTATTGGGCTGAGCCTTCTACTGAAGTTAAGAGCTTTCCTTTCGAGGGTGCGGCAAATATTATCATCCCGCTAACAGCTATAGCTCTTGAAGCTGTTCATGCTGCTGTTATGCAAAGATTGTTTAGTCAAACCCAACAGGTTTCCGCGACTCCTCTTTCTAATACCTACTCAGAAGCTAAGGATGATATTGAGAGGTTTATGAATTGGGAGCTTGAAGAGCCAAGGATTGACTTTAGGGGACAGCTTGAATCATCTATTTTAGAAATAGAAAAGCTAGGTACTGGTTGTGCTAGGATGGGTTTCCAAAAGATTCAGAAGTGGGCGGTTCAAGAAATCAATGGAGAAGAGATAGAGTTTCCAGTTACAGTTAAAAGAGGTGCAACAGTAGAACCAGTTCCAATCTCTCGTTTCTTGATGCCCTTTTCTAATTTGGATATTCAAACGTCAGAATGGTGTGGTCAGCAGGTAGAGATGAATCCTTACGAGGTTCAGATTCATGAAGATTCTGGTTTATTTGATGAAGGGACAATAGAAGCTCTTGAGGCTTGGATTACTCAGGTAAGTGATAGAAGTTCAGATAGGTATGAAAGACAGCAGGAAGAGTTAGAAGGTCGTCAGCCTCATTTACCTAGCCGTTTAATCTTTGAAGAAATTTGGATACCGTTTGATGTAGATAAAACAAGTAGAATGAAAGAGATAGTGGTTTGGTATCACAGAGAAGCTAGATATATTGCTGCTGTTAGATATAACTGGAACCATAAACTGCGTAGGCCTTTTGAGAAAGGTGTCTACTTTAAGGTTGAGCATCGTTGGACTGGTATTGGTATAGCTAAGATGAATGATGCTTTCCAATTAGAGGTAACTACACAACATAGACAGCGATTAGATAATGCTAGTCTAGCTAACATGAGAGGCTTTAAGGTTAGTAGGCTAGCAGGTGTTAGACCAGATGAACCGATCTTTCCTGGTAAAATTTGGTTCATGGACGATGTTTCTCAACTTGAATCAGTTCAACTTGGAGAAATTTATCCATCAGCTTATAATAACGAGAATATGGCAGTTATGTATTCGCAGCAAAGGACGGGTGTAAATGATATCACACTCGGAATGCCTAATGTTGGAACACCAGGCACAGCAACGGATGCACTTGCTAGAGTACAGGAATCCCAAAAACGATTTGACTATTCTTACAGAAATATTACTAATTTCGCGGATAGATGCTTACAAGGCATCGCCCTTAACATCTGGCAATTTGGAGCCTCTGATCTTAGATACTTTGCGGAGGTTGACGGTGGACCACTAGTTGAACAAGTTCTGAATCTACCAGGTGATTCTATTACATCTGGTTTGATAATGAAGATATCTAATGCTTCTGATAGAGAAAACAGAATCTTAGATAGACAGAACTGGCTACAGATTACTCAGATGTTGACTCAATATTATACCCAGATACTTCTTTTGATTCAACAAGGTGGCGATCAAGAAATGATCAAACTGGTTTCTTCTAAGGCTATCATAGCTGCAACAGAAGCCATGAAGCAGATACTTGAATCGTTTGATATTAGAAACATTGATAGAATAATTTTGGAAGATTTGTCTAAACAATTATCTCAAGCGGGCAACCCTAATGGTAACCAACCTAACGCTGTCAGACCACCTTTCGCCCCCGGAAATCAAAGACTTATCACAACTTAATAAGGGGACGTTCTGGCCTGCTCTGAGAAAATTACTAATAGGGATGCAAACAGATGGTATAAAGAAGGTGTTATCTTGTGACCAATCAAGATTCCTAGAAGAACGCGGGAAAGTCCTGCAAACTCAACTTATCTTAAACACACTTGAATCATTAACTAGTGGGGATTATAATGACACCATCACAGAAGCCGGAAGAAGAAGTAGTGGAGAATCAGCCGGACCCGAGTTCACCCCCAGAGATTTCTCCACCACCCCAGAGTATAGAGACACCGGAGACTCCGCCTACTGATCCTATTGATGCTTTAACAAAAAGAGCTTTACAGGAGCAGGGAGCAGAAATAACAGCTTTAAAGGCAGAAATTACTGACCTAAGAGCTACTCCTACTCTAACACCGGCACCAGTAGATAAGGCAAAAGAACAGGAGAAATTCTTTGAAGACCCTGGAAGTTATATGAGGAGTCTGATAAGAGATGAACTCAAGACACAAGTAGAGCCACTGATTAAGCCTTTAAATGAGTATGCAGAATCAGCTAGAGCGGAAACAGCACATGATAAGTTATTCAAGATGGCCGAGAATGATCTAGTTCTTGGCCCTATCTTAGCCAAAGTTCGTCCGGCTGTAGAAGAAATAATGAGAACAGCAGAACCTACAGCTAATAATCTACAACAAGCTATCTATACAGCAAATGGTTTACTAGCTGCTGGTAGACTTCCAGCACATTTAAAAGGAGTAGAAACTACTCCAGAACCGGAAAGAACTAAAATGCCTATTCCTCCACAAGTTCCACCCTCTCCTCCACCTGCGCCTAATGTTCCTCCAAGACCAGCAGGATTAAGGAATCTAACTGAAGCAGAGAGGGCTATTGCTAAAGCATTTGGTAAATCAGATGCTGAATATCTTGCATACTTGGAAGCTCCAAGTGATATTGAAGGCATGAGAGCCCACGTCGATGCAGTTCTAGGAGGTAAATAATGTCTGAAGAACGCGAAGTGGCTAACGTGCCAGCGAAGTCTAATGAAGCTAGTATTAATGAATTAACTGATGAACAGTTCACTGAAAGACTTGCTACCGTTCTCGACAGGGGTATGGTAAGTACCTTTCTTTCTGTTGACCTTCCAGATGATGTTCATGGAGAATGGGTGTCTAATCATCCAATCGACATTGACAGATTGAAGGCGCTAGGATTTGAAGTTGATACCCAATATGCATCTGCTATGCATGGTGGAGGTTCAGGTGAAAAAGTTGTAGGTGATGTGATTCACATGATCCAGCCCATGCGAGCTCATCTTCTTGTTGAAGCATATAAAGCAAAAAGATATGAAGAGATGCATGGTAAAAAGACTGATGATTCTGGTAGCCTAATTGAAGGGTCAAAAGAAGAAAGAGATTTTAAATCCCAGGTCGGACTTCCTGTTATCGACGAATCTAGCACAGAATCTGTCAGTGCTGCACAGATAGAGGCTGCGCTAAAGGGATAATAAAATGGCCTTTACAGCAAAACCCATTAGGGTTGGCCGTATTCCAGGGGGTGGACAAGAAAATGCCCTGGCTTTGGAATATAAAACCGGCGAAACCTTTTTATTGGGTGCAGTTCTCACATTGGATACCGGACAGGTTAAGGCTGCTGCCAACGATCCTATAACTGTCGCAGGTATCGCTTTACAAGGCGCAGTTACAAATCCAGGAGAAGATGCAGGTAATAGTCCAGTAGAAGTTACTGGTGTATTTCTTGGTGTTTCTTTTGCTGTTGCTGATAAAGTTACTCAGTTTGTTTCCGACATTGTAAATACTGTCGATGCCGCAACTACTCCGTTGATTGCTGATATTGGAACTAATATTGGCTTGTCTTTGCGGGCTGATGGAACTTGGGCAGCTGATAGAGATGCAGTTAATCTTCCTATTACTATTATCGGTATTGATCTTGATAACAATTCGGTTATCTGGACATTCACTTCAGCCGCACTCGAATTGTAAGGGGCTAAAAAATGCAGATTACTGGCGCATTTAATCTCCTAATTCGCGGCGGATTGAGGCCGGATTTTCGAGATAACTATGACCAACACGCAGAAGAGTTTCCGAAATATCTACAGGTTGCTACTACAGATATGCCGGAACAGTCAGCAACTATCTTTACTGGCTTAAGTAGGTTGTTTGAGCTTGGTGAAGGTGAACCAATCACTTACGATTCCCCAAAGGTTGGTCCAAAGGTTATGGGAGTTGATAAGGAATTTGGTGTTGGTGTTGCTATTGGCAAGCGCGTTCTTGAAGATGAACAGTATGGTTTGCTTAAAGGTGCTGCCAAATGGTTGGCCCATGCTGCTCGTATGACAGATGAATATCGTTCTGCTGCTTTTCTTGATGATGCCTTTACTGGTACTACTTACAAAGGTGTTGATAGTAAAGAATTAATTGCTAACGATCATCCGTTCTTGAACGCTGCTGGTACTTGGTCTAACATTGCAGCTCAACCAATCGGTATGAGTGTTTCTGGTATTACTGCTTTGCTTGACCTTGCCATGAACACTAAGGATCACAATGGCGATCCGATTGTTGTCAATCTGAATAAGTTGATTATCGGCAACAGTTCGAGAGATTTGAATCGTGCCTTGCAAATTCTTAATTCCCAGTTGGAGCCGTTTACAGCTGAGAATCAAGATAACGCCCTTAAACAGCGTATTGGCCAGACTGAGATTGTCATCTCACGTTTCAAGACTAACGTGAAGCCTTACTTTATGGTTGATGACAATCTTAATGATGCCCATTTCTTACGTCGTCGTCCTGTTACGATGGAAGATGAAATGGACTTCAATACTGGTAACTCGCTGCACAAGGTTACTACTCGTTTCTTGATCTGGTTTGTCGATGCCCGCGGTTGGGTTGGCTCCAATCCTACATAATAGGGGGCGATAATGACTGACCGAGCAGGTGCGAGGAAGCCATCTAACTTTCCGTGGCTTCGTAGTGCTGAGGAAGATTTAGATACCGGTGCTTTAGGTGGTCAGGTAATGGCATTTAAAGCTGCTGTTAACTTAAATATCGGCGATCAAGTTTTTCTTAGTGCAGCTAATACAGTTGATAAGTCTACGACTCAAGCAGACTACGCAGAAGCAGTTGGTATTGTTGTGGGTGGAGCGGCAATTGATATGTATGAGGTTGCTCCATTTGAAGTTGGAAAACCTGCTGCTGCTGCACTTGAGTTGATTCTAGTTGCTTGGGCTGGACGAGTAACTGTTCCGGCTGAAGGTGTAATCGCTGCTGCGGCTATTGTTGGTGCAAGTGCAGCTACTTCTGGAGCAGTTGTAACTCCAGCCATTTCTGGTAGAACTGCACTTGCAGCTACAACTGCTGTTGGCGGTAAAGTAGACATTATTCTTCCTTATCTATAATCTATTGGGGTTGGTATGAAAATTCCTCTTTTACTTCACGCCAACCCTAAGAGGACTAGGAAGGGCACAAAAGTTGCATTGTCGGAAGGGCAATGGAGTATAGAAGTTGAGAACGTAGAAGATTCTCATGTTTTCCTCCTCTATACTCCATCCCCACCCGATGAATACTTTGATGGAAACAGGACTACCAGACTTGGGAAAGACCCACTAGGAATTGCTGGTCCTACAACCGTTCAAGTTCTCATAGATATTCAGGGTAGTGAAGAATATCTTTCTGTCTACGCTGAGAAAGTATAATACCCATGAATACTGATATTATCCAGTGGATGATTTTAATTGTAAATGCTGGTGGGCTTATTGGAGTCGTAATTTATAACTCAGGGAAAAGTGGAATGTCCGATCTTAAAGACTCTCTTCTTAGAATGGAAGATAGGGCCGAAAGAAACACAGGCGAGATAAGTAATGCAATGCAAAATATGGTTGATAAACTCTATGATCTTGGAGGAAGAGTTTCCGAATTAGAGGGAATCACTAAAAAGTAGGCGGGGGATTATATGGCTGGAATTGATGTAGATACCATGATTACTGAACTGAAAGAGCATCTTGGTGTAGATACTGAGCTTAGTAATCCAGAAGCTCTTTTACTTCTTAATCGTTCTTGGTGGGAGTTTCAGAATAAGACTCCCTTGAGAGAAAAAGAGAAAACTGTTGAATTTGATATCAATAATACTACAGACTTCTATGAGGTTCCTTTGCCTATAGAAGCTACAAGGTCTATTACTCTCATTGATCCAGATACGTTAGATCAGTTCAAGTTAGAAAGGATGAGTAGAGACAGATATGATGAGTTGGTGAATGACACTGTAACTCTTCAAGAACAACCTACTCGTTATGTTAGAGAGAATAACGGATTTAAGCTCTGGCCATTTCCAGATAAGAAATATCGTTTGAAGTTTTTTAGATATCTTACTTTAAGTGATCTTGCTGAAGGAAAAGATATAGATGTTCCTTTATTTTGGCATGAGGTTATTTTATTTGGTGGAGTATATAGAGGATACATGAGATTAAATGATCCTCTTAGGGCTGATTTCTTTCGCAAGCAGCAAGCTGATGTGATGAATACAGCAGTTCCTACAGAGGCAGAGGAAGAAGCTGATTCTCAACTAGCTGGACTAAGGATAGTAGGTTATGCCAAGTCCGATATCTATAATTAAGTCTGTTACTAGACTTTGTAAAGGTCCACCAATAAACTCTGAAACATTTGATCAAGCTAAAAGAGATATGGTTAGAGGTTTAATTCCGTTATCTGCTGATAAAGCTTTGAGAATTCCATGTGGTTATGATTTTAATAAAGTTGTTTTGTCATATCCATTTGATGGTGCAGATCATGAAGTAGTCTGTCCTAAATGTGGAGTTAAAACCTCTTTTAAATCTCCTATATTCTAGGTGAAAAATGACGATCTTAGCTTCAGAACTTTTTGCTCAGGGGCCTAGCAGCTCTCCTTCTGATGATACTGCTCCTTCTGGTGGAACTTTGGGCGCCTTTGGATCGCCACTTATTTTTGGTGGAACTTATTTTGGATTGACTCAACCTGCTTCTCCAACAGTGTTAGAAGTTTTATCTGATGATGCAGGAGACACCAATGACAACATTACCGTTGTTGGACGAGATAGTGGTGGAGTTGTTCAAACTGAAACTGTCGCATTAAATGGTACTACTGCTGTTATTCTTGGATCTACTGTTTTTGATTATGTTCAGTCATTTTCTATTGATGGTGCTTATCTTGGTAATATTACTTTAAGGGTTTCTGTTGCTGGTGCAACTGTTGGAACACTTCCTATCTTTCCTCAAATGTTTGGAAGAGTTACAATGTTTAAGAACTCTTTCTCTGATGCTCTTATTATAAAAATTAGATATGAGAAAATGTTTTGGAGAATGGCCAGTGCAGGAGAAACTCTTACTTCATCTGAGGTTGAATTAATTGCTGATCCTTTATCTAGGATTAGACAAGGTATAGCTTTAGTAATCAATGATTCTTCTTTTGTTGCTAATAGATTAACTACTCCTCCTGGTGTAACTTTTGTAGATGATAGTATTGCTCAAGGTGTCCCTGGTGGAAATTTGGGGGCTGGTGATACTATTGGTGTTTGGTATGAACAGAATCTACCAGCCGGTGATCCAGCTAACGTATCTACCTTTACTACTCAACTAGCTGGCCAGGATATTCCGTAGTGGCTGTTCATCTGCGCGACGAATTTACCGATCCTGACGGAACTCAACTTGACGCTCACACTCCTGCGCCAACTGCTGATCCAGGTACTATCTGGGAGTACGTTGTTGCTGGAGGCGCTCCATATACTATTAATAACAATAATGTTAATGACGGCGGTACTGGAATAGCCAATCCCGCCAGAACTGATCAAGTTATTCTAGATGATCTTCTAGAAATTACTGGTTTATTTGCGCGAGCTGGGCCTCTAACTCTTGCACAGACTGGACAGTTACATTTCTGTATGGTAGAAACAGCAATGCCGGCTGCTCCAGGGCGTCTTACTCTTATTTTTGATAATAGTCAAATTAAACTTTTTGCATTTGATGATTCTGGAACTGGAGTACAACTTGGTAACACCTCTGATCCTAGAGATCCAGCTTTAGGGTTTGATATGGGTATGAACAAAATAGGGGATCAGCTTAACGGTTGGTCGGAAGACATCGGTGGGGGAAACCGTGTTGAAGTTTCAGCGACTCTGACTCCTACACAGCAAGCACTATATGAAGATGGCGCTCACCGAATGACTGGTATTAGTTGTACTGGTACACAAGCTGGGCATTACATCTGTGGTTTTGTACAGGTTGAAGATTTTACATCTTCTTCAGTTTCTCAAACAGCTAATATAGACTATGAATTTAATATTCCGATTCCTGTTTCTCAAACAGCTATTGTAGATTATGAACAGATTCTTAGAATCGTAGTGTCTCAATCTCAGATTGTAGACTATGAATTAACTATTCCTCCTGTTGTTGTATCTCAGCAAGCTGTTATAGATCATGAGATTTCTTTACTAAAGAAACTTTTCTGTCCTGAACCTGTTCCTGCTGCTATTGTTACAACCTGTCCTACTGCTGAAACTATTAAATGTACTTAGGTGGCGAGATGAGAGTACGGGTTTGGTATACAGATAGAGTTTATGACGTAACTTCATTTGGTGAATGGAAGGCATTACCTGAAATTGGTGTAGTTGTTGTAGCTGAGTCCAAAGAAACTGGAGTTACGAAGTATGATAGTGGTGATTGGTACTGGATGGATAGAGAAGGTTTACATAAAGTACCTAGTCGTGATTGGGGAACCTGGGAGCCAAGACCTGAAGGAATAGAATGTTATTCTTGTATTAAGAAAGGTGCAGCTGTGTCAGATGCTGAGTTTCAAAGAGTAACTGATGAGGTAATGGTTTGGCATTAATTAACTATAATCAACAAGACGACTCAGCTACCTTTAATGTTGGTTGTAGCGGTGCATCGGCTGGTGCTACTACATTAGGCCGAGCAATGGACGCCACGGCTTTGGGTATTGGCACGGCTACAACTGATCCAGATGTTGGTGTAACAGCAGCTTGTTTAATATTTGATGCTCCAGCCCCAGGAGCTAGTGCTTCATGGGATGACGGAGATTGGGTAATACGGGTCAACATTACTACTTGTGACTCAGGAACTATTCTCAATGCTATTCATGTATGTGACTTTGATGGTACAAGTTATACTACAGTAACATCTCAAGTCTCCGCGTTTGGGCATACTCGTGGAGGTACTGGAGTTATTACTGCTACTATCGCCCAAGGTGGCGCTCATACTCCACAAAGTGCTACACTTAGTAGGCCATTCATTGTTATAATCTTTGAGAATAATGATGCTCACGGAAATGGTAATGTTACTGTTACAACGAATCAGATTGTTGATTCACCGATAGATGATGGAGTAGGTGGAGCTGATCCTATATTTCCACCTTGGCCGAAACCAGAGAATATAGCACTTAGACTCTAGGAGAACGCTATGCCAGCCGGACACGTTTACACCGTTAAACATGAAGCCGTAATCGCTACGGCTATTACAGGTATTCAGTTAAAGGCTGGAGCAACAACTCCTTTTGAAATTCTTCGTGTGTGGACTACACAAAGTCTAGCCATAGCTACTGCACAAGAGAAAATTGCACTCGTTCGTAAGAGTGCTGCTGCAACTGTTACTATTGCTGTTATAGGTACTCACATATTTAAGCATCGTCCTGGCGATCCAAACCCAGATTTAGAATTAAGTACAACCGCTACAGGAGTTATTGCTACTGCTGAAGGGACTGACACAGATTTCCCCTGGGAAGAAGGATTTAATGTGCTTAACGGTATTAGGTATGTTCCTCTTCCAGATGAGCGGATTATGGTTGAAGCTGCTAGTTTTATTGGTTTAAAGTTCCGTGTCGCTCCTGCGAGTCATACATGGCAGATGGGTATAGTAATTAAAGAGCTCGGATAATATATGTCTGATGGACTGTTGCGTAGTGCTCTTGATGCAGCAATAGCTGCATGGACGTATAGACCTCCAATAGAAAATATTCCTGTCCAACAGGAAAACCGTGTTGAGACTCCAAGTAATATAACACTTAATCCTACTGGCTCTGCTTTAGCAACTATAGCATCTGGTACTCCAGTAATACAAATAGATACAGATGTAAGTCCAACTGGTAGTGCCTTAGTAACTATAGCTTCTGGCACTCCAACGATTCAGATTATTTCAGACATAACCTTAAACCCTGCTGGTAATGCATTAGGTACTGTAGCGTCTGGTACTCCGGTTGTTCAGTTAGATCCAAACGATTCAAACCTGAATCCAACTGGTGATGGATTATCTACTGTAGCTAGTGGAACACCAGTCATTCAATTAGATGTTGATTTAAGCCCTTCTGGGTCTACATTAAGTACCATAGCTTCTGGTACTCCAACAATTCAAGTCGATGTAATTCTAAGTCCAACTGGTAGTGCATTAAGTACCGTAGATTCAGGTGTTCCTACGATTCAGATTGACCAAGATGTAACTCTGAATCCAACTGGTTCAGCCTTATCTACTATAGATTCAGGCACACCAGTCATTCAATTAGATGTAACTCTGAATCCAACTGGCTCTACACTAAGCACCGTAGCATCTGGCACTCCAGTTATTCAGCTTGATGTAACTCTAAATCCATCAGGATCTACGCTAAGTACCATAGTTTCAGATGTTCCAGTTATTCAGATTGATACAACTCTAAATCCTACAGGGTCTGCTTTAGGAACTGTTATTTCTGGTGTTCCTACGATTCAGATTGATGTAACACTGAACCCAGTTGGTTCAGAATTAGGTACTATAGATTCAGGTTCGCCTGTTATTCAAATTGTAAATGTTTCACCTCAAGTTCTTTGTATAGAATCTGCATCTCCTATTAGTTTTGTAATGGAAACTGCATCTGAGACTTCCTGTCCATAGAGGCTACTAATGGCGTATATACCTTGGAATCCTGGTACTCCTATTGGTACTGAACCAGCTTCAACTCTAGACGAAATTATTGTTGAAGTAAAGGCTCAAGTAGCAGAAAGAGGCGACGATCTTACAGATACTGGCGGCAAATGGAGTACAGATGATCCTGTCAAACTCTCTAAAACAGCCTATAATTCTTTTGTTGGATTAGAAAATCTTCAGTATTTTTCTGTTGGTGAGTCTCTGCAAGGTACTGGTGGTGGTACTTTACATACTTCTGCTGGTGGTACTGCTGGTACAGCCATAGTTGGTGCTAGACCTATTGGGACAGGAACTTTATTGATTTGGCAAATGCCAGTTGTTCTTGCTCCCGGTTATATTATAACTGGTTATAAAGGCAAAGTTCATGCTCCTGGTACGACTAATGGTTTTGTTTCCTTAGAACTTTTTAAAGTTGTTTATGGAGCAGATGATGTTGCTCCAGCTATAGGATCTCTGGGCTCCATTGGACCTATTACTGGTCCTGGATTTAGAAATATAGAAATTACTGGGCTATCGTATACTGTCTTAAATACAGAATCCTACTTTGCTGAATTTAAGCTTCAAAGTGGTGATGCATCTTCAGATGCATGGATCTATGCTGGCGGTCCTGTATATGATGCCCCAACCCTCGCTACGAGAATTTAATGACTGATCCTACAAAAATTGTTGCAGCAAGAGAGGCTGTAAGAGCAGCTCCTAGTTATGTTGCTGCATTAGACAGTCAAAATTGGGAGAGTATTACTAAGGCTACACCTTCTGTAGCTAATGTAAGATTTCTAACTATTCATTCTTCTTTTGCTGGTGGTATTATTACTAACTTTCTAGATGGTCAGGATACTCAGACACTGAAAATCTTAGGAGATGGTTCTACTACGGTAGATGATAACACTAATATCAAAAGACCAGGCGGGTCAGCTATTTTGGCTGCTGCTACGATCTATACCTTTACGCTGTTTATTGATCCTTCATCTCTTGCTCATATCTGGTACGAGGATGTTTAATGCCTATTAGAACTAGACAAGCATTGATTACTCCCGCAAATACAGAAGCACCACCAGATGAGCCTATTACTTCTCCCAAACTTAATAAGGGAATGGTTACATCTGTTGATGCACATACTTTGCCAGATGATGTTCTTACTTTGGCTGTGAATGTTAGAGTAAGATACGATAAAACATTGAGACGAGATGGCCTAGCAACTCTTGGTGATATTATTGGGGAAGCTGATAAGAAGTTTATTGGTTTTGGGCAGCTTAAATCCAATTCTGGTGTCAATTTTTTATACGCATTTACATCTACTAATGTATACGAATTAATAGAGAGTCCGCCTGGAACATTTACTTGGTCTTTGCTACTTACTGGTAGTGGTCCCTTAGTTGGAACTAGAATTCAAGGTATTACATTCTTTGATAAATTTTATTTTTCAAATGGTGTTAATACAATCCGAAAAATAGATGAACTGGCTCGAACTTATGATGCAGTACTTGGAGCTCCAGCTTTAAAATATATAACTGGATTTTTTAATAGAATAGTTGGAATTAATAGAGTAAGTTCTCCTAAAGATCCAACTACTATTCAATGGTCAGCAGATGGAAAGGGAGATGAATGGGACCCAGGAATAGATCAATCTGCTGGATCTGCTTCTTTAATAGATTCTCCTTCTGATCGTTCTGACTTT